CTATTGTAAACAGCTAAAGGGACTGTGCCACCTGTTTGATTTATAATATCGGCACTCACATCAGCAAAGTGTTTAACATTTAAAGTATCAACATTTACTCTTGCAGAATTTAAAGTATCAGAAGTAATACTATTTGCACTTAGATTAGATACCTTTGCATCGGTTATCGCATCATCTTGTACATCTGCTGTTTTGATCGGTTCGTTACTAACTGTAAAGGTTAGTGTTGTGGCTTCTGATTCTGCTCCAATAGTATTTATTGTGCTAACAGAAGCAACATAGTTTGATCCTGTTTTTATAAAATTAAGATCAATTTTTGTATCACTAACAATCCTATTGTGTATTTCATTACCACTAGAATCAACAATTGCAACTCTAAATTCTTTTGATGGATAGGTTGTGGGATTGCTCCATGATAAAAAAGGTCTACCTGTTGCGCTTGCATTAGTATCTGTAAAAGCTAAAGAAGTAACTTTAGCTGTTTCTGTGCCTGTAGGAATAAGTGCTTCTTCACCGACATTTTCAGCAGGTGGTGTAGCAGACCAAGTATAAATATCAAAATATTCTAATGCTTGTATGCTTACTAATCCATTGTCTAATAAATTTATTGTTTCAATTCTATATGCAGCACTTGATAAGTTGAAAGGCGTATAAGTTATTGTAACTACATCTCCTGCTGTAAGATTTAATAGTCTCGGAGTACCTACAAAATTTATTGTTTTTTGCCTTCTACTTCTTTCTAAAATAGATTTACCCATATTGAAAGCATTGTAAGGATTTGTAATATACTGAAATTCTGCTGTTGTTTCTAACTCTTCACCACCATCATCATTTTTATAAGTAGATGTGCTGTTGTTATGAAAAACAGTTTTTGTATCTGCTTCATATTTTTTTTGTGCATTATAAAATTGCACAACAACTTTATTTAATTTTTCAGCTTTATCTTCATAGCGTATCTTAATACCTGAATTAATAATATGATCATCAGTAATACTAAACACAGAAGATGCAGCATCTTCTACTAAAACGCTATATTTGCCATCAACGTAATTAAGGAAACCACGCATATTAGATAACAAGTTTCTAGCGTTATCTAAAACAGTTTCATTGGTATCTAAGACACCATCACATTGTAATCTTCTTGTTTGCGTCAAAACGCTTCCTGATTCATCTTCATACATAAATTTACCAACCGCACTACCACCACCATTACCTGTATCAGAACTGTTTGCTAAAACAGTTGTTAAATTTAAATCGGTTGCTTCAACAGTAAAAGTATTAGCATCTACAACTGTTGCAATGGTATAGCCTTTGTTGAGAACTGTTGTAGTTATGTTGCCACCAAGACTTGTAGCACCTGCAAAAAGCACTCTATCGTTTGCAGAAGCTCCATGCGATGTACAGGTAACAGTAAGTGTTGCATCGCCATTTGTAGCAGAGAAGGTTACGCTTTTACTAACCTTTTCAGGCGGAAGATCGTCTGTATAAATTCTGTATTTAGTTGTTTCTGTATGTGGTTTGAATCTTTGCACATCCAAGACATTATCTTGATTTATAATAACTGTACCACCGCTATCTTTAACACTTAATAATTCACCACCTTTTATTTTTTTCCAAGTAGCTTCATCAACAGTTATAAAACCATCTTCAACATCTGCTGAAAAAGTAGCAGAAGAATATGAACCACCATAATCAGGAACATCAACTACTGTGTCTGCTGTATTAGCTGCTGTTTGAAATGATTGTAAATCTATTAAAGATGATCCTAAGCCTTTTCCATAATCTCCATGCATATAATCAAGTAAAGCTAAAGCAGCATTATTTGACCATTCATAAGTAGTTGGATCAGCTATTCTGTGCGACCCTGTGCCACCTGTTATTGAGCCATCAAGTCTTGGATCGTAGAGTTTTCTCCCCTTAACAACTACAGTTATTTCAGGAACAGAAGTAAACATACCTTTTGCGTCGTATTGAAAAGATGCAGCAATATAAGCAATACCTCTTAATCTATGGTTGCTTCCAAATTTTGCAGGTTGTGAAGCGACAAGCATAGGATCAGCAACTTGGTCATCTGCTCCATGATGTGCATTGAAAACCATTCTATAAATTTTTGCAGGATCATCTCCTGATCGTCCATCACCTCTAAAAGAACCTGAAGAAGTACCTATTTGGCTAACAGTATTTAGTGATCCTGCACCACTACTGACCTTATCTGATCCTGTATAGTAGCCATCTTTAAAAACTGTTGTATCTGATAAAGGCACTCCATTTACTTCGATGGTGTCTAACTCAATAGAATCTACTTCACCCAAACATAGACCATAAATCATAAATAATTCTTTTGAGTTACCTGCATCTGTGTCCATATAAAGAAGCGTTGAACCCACTCTTCTTCTTCCATAGATAATTGGTATTTTATCTCCCTGTGCAGTTTTGGTTGCTAATATGTCTTGCCCTTTACTTTGTAAATCTTTAGCAGTCTTAAAGTTTTTAACGCCAGTTATTACAGTTATTGCTGTAACAATAATATCAATAGCTTTTTTAAATTTTTCAAAAGCAGTTAAAGTAGTTACAGGATCAGCCATTTATGAACCCCATCTAATATCTGCTTTAGTTATATGTGCATATTCGAGACCTTTGTCTAAAGTAAATGCTAATTGTTGTGATTCATCTGTAAAATGTCTACCCTTTTTCAAGTTCCAGTTAGACCAATGATTAGAGCAAGTTACAGTAATTTTAGATTCTGAGTTTGATTCGCTTACTTCTACATTTTTGATGTTTCCTGAGAAGTATGTTAATGCATCTATGAAAGTATTATTGCTATCAAAAAAGCCAAGATAAATATTAACTGTATTATCAATATAGTTTTGATCGTCAAATACTGATATTAAGGTTGAATTTATATTTGATAATTCTATAGATGTTTCTTCTACTTTTAATTCTCCTGTTTCTGGTGTTGTGCTAACTGCAATTATTTCACCTGAAGATGTATAAGTATTTGAATCATAAGTTACATCAAATTGATTATCAGTTAATCTAAAAACTGTGGATGTATTTATTTCAAGTAAAAAGCAAAATGTATTAGTGGGATTTGCTAGTTGCGTAAGTAAAGATGAGCTTAAATTTCTTGACATTATTCAATGCACTCTCGCAATGAAAAGCTTATAGAAAATAAACCTGAAGTATTTGTTGTATACAAAATATCACTATTCAAATAAACCTTAAAATTTGGTTGATCGACTGTAACTGCTTCGCTGTTTGCAAGTGTAGCTATTATGCTCGGTGATATTATTGCAGTACCATTACCACTTCCATCTGAATCTAAATCAGATTCAAGCATATAAACTTTATCGTGATTTGCAAATTTTATAATATCGCCTGCTTTGAGAACGTCTGTTGTTGATGCATCAAAACCTGATAAAGCAATTGTTGAATCACCAACACTATGAGAACCATTTACAACAATATCTGTTTGAGTTCTGTTAGCACCTCTGTTTGTAATTGGATATGTGTAATCAAATTTATCAAAAGAGTTTTGCTGTTTTTTTAAAAAAGCAAAAACATCCATCGCATCATCTTTTGATAAAGGTGGTAATGTTATATCCAAAGTAAAAAATTGCGATCCATATTTTCTAGTCACTCTTTTACCTGATACAGATTGATTTATAAGATTTGGCCTATTGTCTTGCAATGATAGACTGCTTGGGTTTATGGTTGTTGGAAAAGTACCTGACATTATGCTATCCCCATTTTTCCTCTTGAGTTATAAGCTTGATTTACCATGCTTATAATCATGTTTTTTCTTGTTGCCAGCAGTTCATCAAAACCTGCTGCATCTACTGTAGATATATTAAAGTTTACAGTAGCACCCATGCCTTGTCCTTTTGTGTGATCTATAACTGTTTCGTTGGGATGCAGTATTGCTGGGAATCCACCACGCCCATCCACGCCACCTGCTCTAACACCCATGCCTGTATAGCCACCGCCTTCAGCATCAAAAAGTGTACCTCTATCCGTTAATCTATTAAATTCGATAGTATCACTAATTTTATTAATACTTCCTTTAATCATACCAACCGCTTTTTGCACAATAAAGAGTTGTACTAGTTCTGCAATTATGGCTCTTACAATTGATGTTGCTAGTTGTTTAAAATCATTAAATCCATCACTTGCAATATCAAAAAAGTCAGTAAATGCATTAGTCAGCTTACCTTCAATAGTTTCGCCAAAAGTTTTAACAACTTGTATGCCTTCTTTAGACTTTTCTATAATTTTATTATATTCATCTGTAAAAGATTTTAATGCATCTGGTGTTTCTTCTATCGCCTTATTTTGTTCTATAAATAAGTCTCTTAATCTTTCAACTTCATCAGATATTTCATTGTATTCTTTTTGAAAAATCCTAAATTCTACAGAATTTTCTCCAAACCTTTTTTGTGCTTTAATTAGATTATTTAAAGCTCTTTCTTGTTTACCTAATGCAGATTGTAATTTTTCTTGCAATGAACTTAATTCAGGATTTAATATTTTTGCAGTAGCAACCAAAGCAGCTAAACCTGTTGCTAATGATGTCAATGGATTTGCTCTTACAGCTACACCTAAAGCCACAACTCCTGATACAAGTTTTGGTATTGCACTTACAGCTAATGCTGTTGCTGGTATTAATAAAAGTTCCATATTTTTTGCCAACACGCCCAATGCTGTTGCAGTAGTACCAAAAACACCAGTTGCTTTCTCAAACTCACCAATCAATGTTGTAAAGTTTGTTCTAAGCAATGTTAGAGATTGTCCAATAGTCATATCCATATTTGCAACAGTCTGGGTTGTATCATCTACAGCGTTTATTAATATTGGCAAAATTGCTTCTGCTGTAAGCTTACCCTCTGATCCAAAATCTTTTAATTGACCTGTAGTTATACCTAAACCATCTGCAAGCAAGTTAGATAATATGACATTATTTTCCATGACTGAACGTAATTCATCACCACGCAAAGCACCAGAGGCTAAACCCTGTGCTAATTGTCTTGCAGAGTTAGCAGCTTCAGAAGTTTCTGCACCTGCTATAACAAAAGTGTTTGCGACTGTTTGTGTTGCTTTAGCAATGTCTTTTTGTGCAACTCCTAATTCTTGAGTTGCAATTGTGAGCCTAGTAAAAAGTGTACCAACAGCATCAAAGTCTGACCTAGATTCGTTAGCAATTCTTTTAATATTTGCCATAGCATCTGCTGTTTTATCAGTCGAGCCTGTTAATGCCTGCATCCTGTTTTGGATATTTACAAAACTATCACCTGCTCTTACTAGCTCTCTCACAGAAAATGCTGCAACTATTTGATTACGAAGATTGTTTATTGCGTGGCTAGATGATCTTGTATCTTTTCTAAATTGATTAAACATTTTAGAGGTTCGGTTATCACCAAACATTCTTATATGTATATCTGATCTAGCCATTTTTATATTCCTTGCATTTTTGTTTTATGTTTATTCAATTCTTTTTCTCTTTCTTCGTTCTGTATTTCAAGATAAGCCATCCACCCATGAAATTCCTCTAAAGTCATTTGCTCTATTTCAGCAAGCGTTTTATGTAATCTTTCTGCTAAAACAAATTTAATTTGTAGTTGCTTATCTTCAATTACTTTTTTTTAATTTGTTCCTGATCTATGTTCCCCATAATTTCAGACGCAACTCTAATTAAAACATTCCTATCAACTCTATTTAAGAAGTCCGACCTATCACCTATTGTGAAAAGTTTTTCACCTTCGCTGTCAAGAGCTTTGTAAATTAATACATAAGCTAAAAGTTGAATTTCATCATCTTTTGCAAGCTTCATAAACTTAGAAGTTTCCTGAAGGGTGATCGGTTTGCAGTAAATTTTTAAAGGATTTGCTGCATCCTCTCCCCATTCAGGAACTTCAAGTACTTTAGTATCAATATCATCAAAATGCTTTTTAGCGTTATCTATTGCTGACATAATTAATATGTAGTAGTTGTTAAGCCACCTGTTCCTTGAACAGTAATAGTAGATTCTACTAAACCATCAAAAGAAGATGATACAGATTTACC